CTTGGGTAAGATTAAATATACCCTGTACTACAGCACCACGTCCATGAGCATTAGCAAAAGTTGCGTTGCCAGAAAACGCTGTAATTATTCCACTGCGACTACCTGCGGCAGTGATTCGATAACTAGCGGTCTGTGGTACCGTCCATACTTGATATCCTCGCCAGGTAGTTGGTACATCAAAGTACTCAGTACTCTGTAACCACGTATTACCTGTGTTGCTGTAAAAACTATAGCAGTTGCCTATAGTAGGACCAATATTACCTATAGTGTTAGCAGTTTGGAATGTAAAGGCTGTAAACTCATACAAGACGTTAACAACCGGGCTTAATAATACCCCACCACCAAATTGAACTCCACTAGATATTGTAGTCATTACAGACCTCTAAGCATACAGCCGTTAAACCAAGTTATAGCAGGGTTATTTACAGCGGTAATAGATAGATTGCCTCCGCTAGTCTGCTGAACATAAATCTCAAAATAGTCACCTGTTCCGTTAGCCATTGCTTGAGTGCTTATAGTCATTGCTCCTAAAGTTGATGCCCAGTTTACACCAGAAGCATTCCAACCGCGTTTATGTTCAACTCCGTTTTTATATAGCACAATCATACTTTCACCTGTACCATATGACCCATCAAAGCGAACCTCAGCATTAAACTGATAGATACCAGATGCTGTTGGAGTAAATCGTGAATTAGCAAAATTACTATTTGTATCGTATTCCTCAACTTGAAACTGAACTTTTTGTTGGGTGCCTGTTGTTATAGTTTGAACAGCGGTGTTTGCGTAGGCACCAAACGCTGGACCGTTGACCGCAATATTACCACTGACTCTGATACTACTTGTAGAGTTCACAGTGTTAGCAGTAATAGTATCAACTTGACTGATGTTACCAAATCCACCTGTAGTAACAAAGTATGCTGCAGTTACATTACCTGAAGTTGAAACATTACCGGCTGTGACATTTCCGGTTACCGATAAATTACCCAATGTGCCTATTGTGGTAATGTTAGTTTGTGCAGCTGTAGTTATCGTGCCACTAATATTACCACTATGTGTAGGCAAGTATGATGTTACATTAGCATTTGAATATGTTGAGCCTGCTACAATACCAGTTAGCAGTGCGCCGTTACCTACAAAGTAACCTGTGGTAATTACATTGGCTGTTGTTTTAACATTGCCGATGTTGCCTGTGTAGGTTGTTAGATAACTTGCTACATTAGCATTAGTGTATGCCACATTACCAAACGCTGTAAGTGGAACGGTTTTCCAGATTACAGATGGGTTCGGATTTGTTAATGAGGCAGTACCGCCGCTAGGTGATCCAAAGGTGGCGCCAACCCATGTGATTTGCCAATTAGTTCCGTTGTCTGTTACAGTATCAATAGTCCACGGTCCGTAATCATCAAAATCAACAATCCAGCCTACCTGCGGAGTTGGATACGCCCCTTTTGTTAAGAAAAGTGTATTGCTTGTAGAACCTTCCCAACCTACCGTCCAAGAACTTGCTACCCAGTCTGCTGTACAGTAATAAACATAATTGTCGTCTACACGTATATCGCCTTCAAGGTCGCCTGTAGAGCCTAGATTAGTACTTGGTGCTGTGCCCTCAATGTGTAAGTTTGTTGTTGATATTAGACTAGAATATACTGTGCCTAGTTGTAAATTGTCGTAGACAACATTAGCAAAGTCAACTGTACTACCTGGTTGTGCTGTGACATTGCTGAATAGTTTCCAATTGCCTGCACTGCTATCACGTACTAAACCAGTATGCTGTAATGTACTGTTTACTGTTCTATGTGCTACAAAACCTAGATCCAATGTATCTGCCGGATTGCCTGTGGCAAACTGCGGAATGTTGTCAGAAACCACATAAGTTTCTGTATTGATATATGTAACATTGCCATTGACTGTTAGGTTACCAACTGTTAGATTACCAGTCATTGTCACAGCGCCATGGTCTGGGAATGTTGTCGTACCATCACTGCCTAGGCTAACTGTATATCCGTTATTCCAAAGATTAGCAGTGTTGCTGCTGAATCCATCTAAGATACTCACACCGTTGCTGTATTGGTAGGCTGGACTTCGTATGTGGTCCAACACCGTGATCACATCTACGTTGCTAATGATGGCCACACTCGAAGTAAAGTTAATGTCGCCATCATAGTTGGTTAGGTATGTGTTCACTTCGGTGTTGCCATAGTTGCTACCTATGCCATCTAAAATGCTTACACCGTTGGCATAAACGTAGTTGTTGGCAAATATAGTATCAATTTGACTAATATTACCGTAGCCTGAACCTATAGTAACATTACCCGGAGTAGTTAATGTACCAGTATTGTCTAGGCTAACTGTGTACGCACCATTTACTAATGTGTTACCAGTAGCCGCTGTTTTTTGGAATGTGCCATCACTGAATGTAATACCGGGCCAACTTATTGGCGCCGGACTAGTCTGCATATTAGTCTGCGGCAATATTAAATTGCCATTTGTGCCAAAGGTCCACTGTGCAGTATTGCCTAAGCTATTGTTGCTGTTGATTACTACGCCGCCAGTGTTGGCTAATTTAACATATTGGTTGTCATCACCCAGGAACAGTTCAGTACCACTACCTGCCATTAGGTGTACGTGATTGCCATCTACCGCAGTAGGTGCTATTTCTAAGTACTGTGTGCTAGTACCACCGTTAGGTTTTAATCTAATACTGTCGGCACTGAGATAAGTGCTTTCTAAAATTGTAGCACCACTCGGTAATGTTAGTTTACCTACGTAGTCAAAGTTCCAAACATTGTTACTTTCACCAGGTGTGGTTATTTGTATGTTGCCGCTATTGGTAGTACGCACATTGTGATTGTCTGTGCCCAAGAAGATACTAGTTTCTGTTAAATCACCTGTGGTCAAGTGTAAGTGATGATCACCGCCGTATGTAGGTGCTTCACTGTTAATTAAACCCGATTCAACACCTATAGTCGCAGGATCATAGTTATTGTTTTCGGGTGATACACGCACAGTAAATTCATAGGCGTCACTGTCGATGAGAATAGTAAATTCGCCACCGGTGCCAGTTAATGCTACTGTACCAGAACTTGGAGTTGCTAAGTTAGCACCTGTTGGATAGATCCACCAGTATAGTGTTTGATCAGCATACGTATCTGAATAAACATAGAAAGTAAGAGTATCACCAACTATAGCAGTATTGACGTAATAATTTATCTCTATGCCGTTGTCAGTATAAATGTAAGAGCCGCCACCTTTGATCACCAACTTCTGACTGACTACATCTGGGCTTGCTGGTATAAGTTGAATAGTTGGATTGCTGGTAACAATGCCTTCTTTAATTGTACCCCCATTTGGTAATGTTAGTACACCATCTGCACCTAAACTAACAGTAGCATCATTGTTTACTAAGGCATTGCCCGACCCGCCGGTGCTGGCATAGTCTAAGTCTACCCAAGCAGTATTACCATCACCATACTTGATATAGTTGGTATCTGTTTCTAACCCTGGCTCGCCATCCTCTAATACAGGATTGACTCTAGTCCAGTTTGCGGATGTATCTCTTCTAAATTGTATTCTGTTTGCCATGTTATGCTCCGCCTCCGTCTAATGTATACTGTACAGGTTCGTCAAGATCTGCACTACCTCCATTAAACGACGGTGTGTTTACTCCATATCGTGTTGATGAAAATCCGCCTTCTGCGTAGTTTACTGTTACTTCATATATTGTTGCTGCCGCACCACCATCTAACATTAGATTGTCTTGGGCAATATTTCTATAGGCTGTGGTTTGTACTGTGTTATCTGGGAATACCAATCCACCAGTGTTGTTAAATGTCCAACTATGCTCTAGAGTTGGACCAACATTACCAATGTTACCGATGTTACCTGTTACTATTTGAATGTCACCGATATTAGCAAACAGACTGTTGACTACCACAGCCGCAACTGCTGTTGGATCTTCAGGGTCGTCTATCCATTGCAAAGTGGCAGCGCCACTCGATCCTTGTGATAAAATGCCTATTTGTGCGTTGGCACTTCCAAATATACCCTCAGAACCATTTGAGTTACCAATAGACATATCGCCACCAGGGAATGTCAGTACACCATTGGTGTCAAATGTCCAGTGATTGGTATTTGCATCAGTTCCAATAACAACATTGCCACCATTCTTTTCAATCTTGACATACTGGTCATCATCACCTAAATATATGTCAGTTGTTGTGGGATCGCCTGCTACTAGGTGAACGTGACTTGCGTCATTATTAGATATGCCGTTGTTAGTTACATTAACAAGGTAGCCTGCGGGCATACCGTTGTTTGAAAAACTATAGTATAGTGCCGGATCTGTTTCGCCGGGACCAGTTGATTCTGTACCGTCGGGTGTAGTTAACGTAAAAGTAAATTCAGAGATAGTGCTGTTAGCAGGTATAGTCCAAGTAACTGTTTCTGTTTCAGGCCCTGGCCCTGAAAAAACTACTTTACCAGTTAGTGCTCGACCCAATGTTTGTGAAGTTAACCCAGTACCAGTGATCTCATAGTTAATTGTTCCAAAATAACCATCTTCTGGAGAATTTTGAGTAACTGAGATGGTAATTGAATTGCCATACACAATGTTACCACTGGCCGTTACACTCCATGCTGAAGTAGTTGGGCGAATAACTAAACTCTGTCCAGCGGCTGCTCCGGGTGGTGATATAACTGTAGTAGTGGCTGTTTCACCAATGACGCTGCCCTGCGGTAATGTTAAGTTACCATCTGAGCCAAAGGTCCAAGGGTCTGACCAGTCGGTATTGATCTGTACCGAACTATTGGCTGCTAATGAGTTAATTGTTAATGACTCTCCGAGTTCGGCATTTGCATTGTTGGGTATTCGGATAAAAGCAGAACCCATTTCCGAAGGTGTAATGGTTATGTCGTACCCGCCATAACCATCAGCATCGTCTGTTGTGCTAAGGTAAGCAACGCCGGTATCGGTTACAATCTTAAACTTGCCTAGGTCTACATTGCCACCACCACCATCTGTACCTTTGGCTGCTATCTTAGTCCAAAATGTTCCTTCGGCGGGGGTATCCCCTGTGTTGCCACCATTAGCATTAAGGCGATACCAAGTCTCTCCTGCGTAGGTAGCAATATCACCAACGGCATAACTATTGCCACCACCATACGCACCAGTGAAATTCCATAGTGCATCTGCTCCGGGATCGCCTTGTGGACCTGGATCGCCTTGTGGTCCTGGATCGCCTTGTGAACCGGGGTCGCCTGGCACGCCTTGTTCGCCTTGAGGACCTGGATCGCCTTGTAGACCAACATTTCCCCGGATTCCCTGTTCGCCCTGAGGTCCTACATTTCCTTGTATGCCTTGTGGTCCTTGTGACCCTTGTGGTCCGATATTCCCTTGTATCCCTTGTGTGCCTTGTGGACCTACATTGCCTTGTATCCCTTGTTCGCCTTGTTCGCCTTGTGGACCTACATTGCCTTGTATTCCTTGTTCACCCTGGGGTCCTACATTGCCTTGTATTCCTTGTTCACCCTGGGGTCCTACATTGCCTTGAATGCCCTGTGGACCTTCTGCGCCAACATTTCCTGTAAAGCCACGTGGCCCCGCAGGACCAGCATCTCCTTGTGGTCCTACAATTTGTCCGATGTTATTCCATACGCTTGATATAGTGTTCCATAGATACAAATCACCATCAGCTTGTACAATCCAACCCTCACCTACGTTAGCAGTCACAGGCAAGTTACCTACAATGTCTACACTACCTAATAAGGTTACACTTGTTCCCTGTGCTCCGGTGTTGCCTTGTGGTCCTGTATCGCCCTGTGGTCCTTGTTCGCCGACGTTACCAGTGAAGCCTCGCGGTCCTTGTTCGCCGACGTTGCCTTGTATGCCCTGTATCCCCTGGCTACCTTGTGGACCAGTATTTCCCTGTATGCCTTGGCTTCCTGCTGGGCCAACATTTCCCTGTATGCCCTGTATCCCCTGGCTACCTTGTGGGCCTGTATTTCCCTGTATGCCTTGGCTTCCTGCTGGGCCAACATTTCCCTGTATGCCCTGTGCGCCTTGTGCGCCAGTAGCACCAACGTTGCCCTGTATCCCTTGTGGGCCGGTACTGCCCTGTGCGCCAACATTTCCCTGTATACCCTGTATTCCTTGTGGGCCCTGTGGGCCGACATTTCCTTGTGGGCCCTGTGGACCAACATTTCCCTGTATGCCTTGTGCGCCTTGTGCGCCAGTAGCACCAATGTTGCCTTGAGGGCCTCGAGCAACCTCTTGCCCATTGATAGTTAAGTTACCGTTATTATTAATGCTCAACGGAATGCTATTGATATAGATTGTGTTATTGCTAACCCATAGGTCTTTCCATTGACGTGTTGCGCTACCTAAAGAATATGCTACGTTGGCTGTGGGTAAAATACTACCGGGTACTTCTAAATTACCAGAACCTTTAAAATTAAAGTTATGTGATCCACCGGTTTGAATTACTAATTCACTACCCGGGTTAGTACCGTTAATTTGCGCTATTGCTGCTGTGGTAACTCGCAAAGAAGTTATTGTAGTTGATGTATTTGTTAAGTAGCTAAACACATTACTGTTAGCATACGATCCACTACCACCGCTACCACTAACTACATTACCACCTGCTACAACACCATCGTGTATGCGCAGTGCGTTGGCCTGCATGTCTATACTTAATTCACCGTAGACACCGGTATAGGCATTATTTTGTATTGTATTACCGCGTTTCAGCAGTACTTTAGTAACTTGAACATTAGCTGTAGTCATTATAAACTTCCACTGTCAATAACTGTTTCCGTAAAGCCCGCTGGGGTAACTGTTGTGCCGTAGTATGCCGGTTTGACAATTAAATCTAAAGGAGCAGTGAAGTTATCATCTGCATATAAAGGAACTTCGCTGGCATCACTATCTCGAATAGTTCTAACTGTTAGTTTATATTGTCTAACTTCTAAACTGTTCACAGTGTCTTTATCTAATATAAATGTACCAATACCCAATGCTATATTACTATAAGTCACAGCAAAACTGTAGGCTGTAACTTCATTTACAGGATCTTGTATATCTACCTGTACAGCATAGCCTGTTAAGTTGACATTTTTTTGATCTTGGTTTTTAACTATGACCTGTATAGGATTATCTATACCTTGATATACTGTGATTGGGCGGCTATACACGACTCTGTTCCTTGTTTTAATTGTGGGATCCGAGTAATCCATAATCTGAACTACCATTTTATTTTCATATAAATAACTTGTGATGAGTGGCACTGTGTTTTATCCCTTATCACATATTTATACGGATTCCAATGGAAGACAGTTACAAGAATTTACTCGATCAATATCCCTTCTTATCGTTCATAACGTATGGAGGAAATGATTATATTGGCATTGTTCAAAATGCAGATGAATTCATCACCACTATATATGACTTTGCTGCACTGCGTACCATAGAGCAAAAAACAATGTTTTTAGCCATGGCTGATCAGTGGTGGTGGGAAAGTAATAGGCTTATACCCATTAACGTATTTTTAAAGCAGGATTGGACAGAGTTTAGGGTTTGTTTAAAAACATTCAACAGCAAAGATGTTGTAATACAACACGGGCCGTATGTAAGTCTAAGAGAAATTGCGTCGAAAAGAAGTAAACGTCGTAGTATTACTTTAATTCGGAAGATGTAAGTAAGTTAAGGTTAACGACTACAAGTTGTGCGTAGGAAACGGCATGGGCACGTTTGAAGTAATAAGTATCATCACTAGGTCGATCCCAAACAGTCTCAGCTACTTCCTTCCATGTCTTACCAGCTAGGTTACGTTTGGCTGGACGAATAATAGCTAAGAACATAGCCAGTCTAGGAATAGTATCTACAGGTTCAGGCATCTGCAATAACAAATCATAGTGCCCATTAACGTGCATTAGTTTTGCACATATCTCCGGATCATATAATCGAGTCCAATCTGGTTCCTGCATCAGTTCAATTAAATGAGTTTCATCACGTACTTGTTTATATAAGTTCACATTAAGAAAATCTAATTTAACATAGCCTCTATCTTCAGCTAGATTATAATCTAAACTTGCCTGCCCAGTAAACGGATCTATAGGAACATCAGTGGCATACACACCTGTGTTATGACGGACTAATTTACCATCACGTAATATACTAGCAGGTGTGACATCAAGTAAACGAATTACTTCATCTCTGTCAGCAAAGTCTATGTCGATGTCACTTTTAAATTTCATAGTTTTTCAATAATCTTTCCCTTAAACGGATCCATTGGTGGATTAGCCACAGTCTGTTCAAGTTTATTAATCTTAACTTCTAATTTTTCTACTAGGCGAACTAGATAAAGTACGTCAGTTCGCATGTTAATTACTTCGGAGGTTAATTTTGTTATATCGGTCATTATAGTCCAGCGGCTGTTAATATTTGTCTAGTCCATTCAGTATCGGCTAGGTAATCTTTAAACTTACGTTGCCAATACTCTGGGTCAATCATACTAATTATTTGAGTAACTTGCTCCTCACCCAAGGTATCCAAGAAAGCAATACCCGAATCGCAGTTAAACACAATCCAAGGACTAATACGGCCATTGGCAATGTGATGGCATACACGATTCGCATTAGCCCGTCTAAAATAGTCCTTAAACCCGTTGGGAAATAATGCTGTATTTTCGTCCACATAATTCTGCATCTCCGTTAAGGCTCGCTCAAGTGCATCTTGTACTGCTTCTTTACGCATATACTGATGCAGGTATTCTAAGTATACAACCTCATGTGTCCAATGGTCAATCTTTTTGTTTTGTTTAATTACATATTCAATAAATGCACGTGGATTCACAGCACGTATACCAATAATATGACGACCAAATTTAACAAACGCTGTGTAGTATGGACTCGAAACAAAGTCAGCATAGCTCTTTAGTTTAGCCGACCCTTGTGTTAGTTCAAAGAAGCGTAGGTATGCTTGTAGACCAAACTGTACACCTACTTCCTTTTCCTGTTGCCAACGACGTTTAGGCTCACACAGATGCGCGGCCAAAGTACTTTCCTTACGAAATTCCTTTGAACAATATTTACAGGTATATGTTGGTGCGGCTTCTATGTCAGTTTTACCTTCGTTCCAAGCTGATACTATTTCATCAATCATTCCAACTCTTTCTTAATGGTCTTATCATCCATGCCTAGCTGTTGTCCTAATAGTTTAAGACTTTTAGTATCGTTAATTGCCACCAGCACATCAATTTCATCTTCACGTAGGTTAGGATATAGTTTAGCAAGAAATTTTGATGCTTTGCTGTTGCCTTCTTTCTTCTTAGTGCCCTGCCAATAATGACTTTGTCTGCCCATGCCCGGACTTACAGTTGTACAACATAGCCATTGTAACTTAGTGTGTTTGTTTAGGTCAAA